AGCCCCCAAGTGTTGTTGAGGGTAACTTCTGCATCGGCGTTAAAATTGTCAAGCGATGTCTGTATGACATGACTGCCTATCAAAAGTCTGCCGTATCCAACAAATACTGGGCCTCCCTCTCTTACCGTGTTTTGGGGACCACTGAAAATATAACTTGGCCTTCCGCCTCCTTCTATCTCCCTAAAATCATCAAATTCAGGTTCGGGAGTAAGTAGGTTAGCTATTCCTGCTGCAACTAATCCTATACCACCCATTATTAATGGCATTGCAAAAGCGCCTAATCCGGGCACAAAAACACCAGCGGCGATGAGCATTACACCTACAACTATAGCAAAAACAGACTTGTCATCTTCATCAGCACCTTCAATAACAGGAACGATGTCTATCGTTTTTATACTTTTAAGTTTCATTACGAGCTGTGAGGATTTAAGCCCCTCTTCTGAATTGGGATCTTTTGACTCGTCAAAAATAAAATCTCTTTTATTAATCAAAACTCTATATTTAATATTTTTTTCATCATTTTCTATTAACTGCTGATAAAGTTTTTTAGTATTTGCTTGGATACCTCTTATTGCTTCTCCTACGCTATTTACAACTAAATTCCATTGGCTTTTTCCAATTTGGTCAGCCAACACCCCATGAAGATTTATTTCTGTTTTGTTCATTTTTGTTTTATTCTATAGACGTAGAGCAACCTCTTAAAAAACGTTTGATTAATTTGTTCTGTTGTGGGATACTTATTTCTAGGATGGTGCAAAATCAAGCCATCTTCAAGAAATACACCTAAATGCATTGGCTTACCTTTTGATCCAAAAACTACTATATCATTTTTTTTCAATTCTGATTCTTTTTTAATTTTTAATTTAAAAAATTTACTTTCGTTATAAGTAAAGGAAACTTCTTCTATAAGGTCTATAGATTTTTGCAGGTCTTTTTTCGTTGATCCTTTTTTATAGGCCTTCAGCACTTCTTCGGGCAGTTCGGTGGAGCAATTTTCTTTTATGTAGTTTCTGACTAATGTGAAGCAGTCATTTTTACCTACTTTAAAAGGTTTGTTTAAATAAAAAACTTTATTTCGTTTATGGTCATATTGGTGGAAACTGTTTGATTTTATATTGTACATAATATAATCAAGGCGATGATTATTGCTGTTTTCTTTATCTAAGTAGGAAAACATTTGATTATTTTTATGAGAATGGTAAGTGGCTATAATTTTTCCCTTACTGGAACATTTTAGATAATCAATAGGATTTATTGAAAAATTAACTAATGGATTTTGCGCGTCATTTTTACATCTGAAAGAGTCAACTTTCTCGCCGTTATCAAAAATTAAACCGCAACACTCTTCCGGGTTTTTTTCAAGAGCGTGAGAAGTAATGTTGTTTTTTATGTTTTCTGTAAGCATTTTATCTCAAAGTTTGTTGTACTCTTTTAGCCGCTGGGAAACCTCCAAAAGGCAGACCGCCTTTACCGTTTGAGATAGGACCACCTATTACGCATTGACACTCTTGTAGATTTGCAGCGCCTTTTATTCCCCATCTCATTCGGCAGCCCTTTAAACTTTTAGAGCATTGGTCAGCTATCCAGTAGTCAGAGTTGGGAGGCGCAATACCTTTGTCTACGTCAACTTTTGCTACATAATAATATTTTATTAAATCTTTTTGCTCATAAACGTAGTCTCCTTTTTGGTAAGTTTTGTTTTGATCCCAAGGTCCCCTGTCTATAAAACTCGCTTGAACATCTTGTATTATATTTAATATTTTTTCGTCATTATCAGTTGCTACTGGAGGCGCCTCTTTTGGTAGTAGTTTGTTTTTTAAATCTGGGTCTGTCACTCCGGCTTTATCTATAATTGGTATTTCGTCACTCATTCTAGCTAGTTCAACGCTTGTGACGCTAAAGCTAGAATCTGCCCTATTAAAAATTTGTATTTTAGAGTTATTCGAGGCAGTATTAGCTGAATGATTAATTTTAAAGTCTACTTTATATGTCCCGTCGTCTAGAGGAGTTGGAGTGACGCTTTTAGAATATGATATTTTGTTTGCTCCCACAGAATTTATTACTTGAAAAGTCGGCATTTGGCCGCTAGTTAGAGTAAACTTAAACTTTAAGCGAAAAACCTGTCCGGTTCTGCTTGTAAAAACTGGAGACTCAGCTATACTAAGTCTAGGGTTAGCGTAACTTGAAGCCCTTACTGCCGTTATGCTTGCGTTGTTATTATTTGAAGTAAAAGTTTTATAAGAAAAATTAACACTAGCGGTTTCGTTGTTTCCTATCGTCCCTCCAGATATTTCACCAAAAAACTGAGTAGAGCCCGCTGCGTACATGTTTCTATTTTCGGTCGATTGTATATTATCCCCTAGGGTCACAGTGGCGCCGCCGCTGAAAGTTAGTACATCGCCAGAGAAAAAAACATTTTCACTAGAGTCGGCCTTGAATCCTTTATCTATATTAAGAGTAATTCCGTCTGCTACAAGCTGAAACCGAGAAGTAACATTAGTCCAGTTTCCTACACCAGCACTGCCGTCCCATAAAGTCTGAATTGGACGTAAGACTTCATTAACTCCAGATCTTTCGTCATAGGCGTGCTGGTACCAACAACCCGGGCCTCTATATTGAAACATGCATCTATCAGCAAAAATTACCCTCTTGGGAAGAGTGATCCCTTCTAAATCTAAGCTAGAGGCAAGTTGATACTTTAGCATAGCTTTGTTTTCTGAAACTTTTCTTTCTACATAATAAATATCTCTAGGTAGTTCTGCATAAGGATCAGGTTCAAAGCCTTGTGGTATTTCTAGCAGGTTTTCGCTAGCCATATTAGTTAGAAAGCTTTCTTTTACATTTCCTTCGGAATCAACTTTTATAAAATTTTCTACATCAAGAAACTTAGCGAAAGTTTTTATTCTAGTAACTTTAGCTCCAATTATATCTCCAAATTTTCTTATTTGATATCTAAGCAGACCCATTAAGTTTTGTCCCTCTTCCGATTGGGTAGCTATGGTAATTTCTGGAGTAGGTAGCGCACCTCTAGTTGAAACCTCGAATCCTTCCGCTTGAATTGGCGCTGGATAGTAGGTATTTCCTTGCCATTTTATATAAGAATTAAATATATTGATATTATTATGAAACCTTAAAATATTTTTTTGCAAGTCTCCTTTAAACCCATATTCATCGCCTTCTATCCCCAAATTAGAAATATTGTTAGCTTCCATTATTTCAGTAACATCTATTTCAAATAAAGTAACAATCGAAGAGGGGCTTAAATTGCTAATCTCTGAACTCAGGGCCTTTATAGAGGACTGAGATTTAGCTTTTGATGGGGAATTGTAATCAGGCATTTTTAATTACTTTTTTGTATAAAGGTAGCAGAAACAGTATAGTTGTTATGAAAAACAAAATTGCTTTGAAAACTGGAACATACGAATCTTTTTTTGTACCCCAGACCGGGTATATCATTATAGGGAGCGGGTAAGTGTTTTAAGCAAAAACTTTCCGCTCCTTTTCTAGCTCTCAAGAAATGAATAATCGCAGTAGCTTCTAGCTCGCTTCGCATATCAAATTTTGCGCTTACATTAATTAGATTGTTAAAAATACCGTCAGGAACTCTTTGTTCGTAGCTGTTGCCAAAATTAACAGTGACTGTTTTAGGGTTATGATTAACTGACACATTGTAAGAGGGAGTCCAAGAAAAATAGGGTACAGCAACATTGTTTGCATTTACATAACCTTGCCAGTATTGATTGTTGTAAGTTGGGGGTGTTTTATTCGTGTTATCTTTTAAGGCATAATAATACTTTATGGTTTGAGGGACTCCGCTAGCTCCAATGTTGCTTCTTACTAAGACAATATCATTCTTAACATAAGCAGTTGCCGCAGACCAATCCTTTACGGTGTAGATACTTTTTAATGCCATTTTTTCCTTAAGCCCTTATTTATTATATTACACCTAAAAAAGAGTGTAAAATAAAGATAAGGTAATGTTAGGAAGAATTAGGAGAGACGCGGAGAAGGTCACTATAAACGGTAGTGGCATCCAAGGAGTTCAGTCTGTTTCGGCTCAGTACGAGTCTACAGCGAGGCCGCTCAATAATTTAGGAGTTACTGAGATCAGATACGCCCCTCAAGGAGCTCAAACAGCAAACTTGCAAATAAATACGTTATTTACTCATCTTTTGTCTCCTTCTGCGCCGGTAACATCTTTGAATGTGATGCAAAATTTTACCGGGGAAGCCGGTTTCAGCGGCGTAATTGACTATGGAAGTAAAAAATTTATCTTCACAGAGGGCTATATGGATACT